GCGAGCGGCGCGGGGCGCCGTACTTCGCGAGGTGCCGGGAGGAGTAGTTCGCCCCCACGCCGCCGCCCTCGGCGAGGCGCTGGAAGGTGAACTCGAAGTGCTCGGCGAGCGTCTCGCCCCATCCCGCGACGTGGCAATTGAAGAGGTACTGCCGCCCCTTCACGCCGGACGCCCAGAGGTGGCGCCCGCCCGGGAGGAGGCGGAAGTCGAGCATGTAGCGCGAGAGCGCGCTCGCCTCGTCGTGGACATCCTGCGTCCACGTCGCGGGGTCGCCGTGGACGAGGGAGAGGTTCCCGACGACGACGCGGCGGACGGTCTCGGGCCACGTCTCCAGCGAGCCGTCCGGCTTCGGGCGTGAGTAGGTGCGGGTGTAAACGGTCTCGCCGGTCGGGCCGAACGGGACGGAGGGAGCGGAGGTCATGCGAAACGCCTTTCGTGGCAAGGGCCCCCGCCCTCGCGATGAGGACGGGGGCCCGAGGAGGGTTGTGTCAGAGGAAGATGCAGCGCGTCACGAGAGCGACGACGAGCGCGCCGATGAGGAAGCCGACGGCGAACGCCGCGCGGTAGAGGTCGTCCTCGCCGGGCCGGAGCGGGGCGGCGCTCATCGGTAGCGCCTCGGCGTCAGGAGGAAGACGAGCGTGCCGAAGATGGCGCCCCACACGATGAACGAGAGGACGAACGAGAGGAGCGGGTTCACTCGACCGCCTCCCACGTCGTCCTGCCGCGCTCGACGGTCACCTTCGCGTCGGCGAGGCCGCGGGACTCCCGAGCGCCCTGCCCGCGGGCGGCGCCCTTCGTGGAGTAGGGCCCGTAGATGTCCCGGACCGGCGTCGAGATGACCTTCGGCGAGTCGAGGCGAATCGGCTTGCCCGTCTCGCGGTCGTACTCGAAGTAGCGGAGGTGCCTGCGGTTGCCCTCCACGACGACGCGGAAGGTCTCGTCCATGTCAGCCCACACGCGAGCCACGTCAGACCTCCGTCCCGACCGCGAAGGCCCCGGGGAGGAGGAGGCGCCGGGTCACGAAGAGGCCCGCGTCCAGGCGGAGGTCTTCGAGCGTGCCCGTGTTGAGGACCACCACGTCGGCGTCCGCCGAGGAGGTCGAGGTCTCCGAGACGTGCGTGTCGCCGTCGTCCGGGAGCCCGGGGCGCTCGATGTAGACGAGCGTCCCGCCCGCGCGCCGGATGGCCGCGACCTCGTTCGGGAAGCGAACGTCCGTCACGACGACGTGCGCCGACGGGGCCGAGAGGATGTTCCGCTCGGCGACCCGAATCCATGCCTGCGGGTCCACGACCTCGCGGATGATGACGCCGTAGTCCTGAAGGGCCTTGCGGACGGCGGGGTACTCCTTCGCGACCTCCCAGCCGTGCGAGGCGACGATGCTCGACAGGCGCTCGGCGCCGGTCATCGTCGGCATGAGCGGGTCGAAGCGGAGGAGCGCTTCCTTCAGCGGGTCCGCGAAGGCGATGCGGTGGAAGCCGTGGTCCTCGATGAGGGCCGAGGCGAACGAGTCCTTGCCGGAGCGCTTGCGCCCCATGAGTCCGACGAGCGCCATGTCAGGCCCCCATCCCGAGGAGGAGGGCGCCGGGGGCGTTCGAGGTGCGGACGAGGGCGAAGTGGACCTTGCCCTCCGGGTTGATGATGCCGACGCCCTCGCGGTCGGGCTTCGGGAGGTCGAGGGTGAGGTCGAACTTCGCCTCGACGGCGGCGATGGCCTCGGCGAACGCGGCGACCTTGCGCGTCTCGTCGGGGGCGGTGAACTTGGGCACGGGAGGAGTTCCTCTCTCTGTCGTGTTGGGGGACAGGAGAGGAATCCGCCAGAGACGCGAGGCTGCTCACGGAGACGCCGAAAGGCCCCCAAGCGTCGCCGGATGGCGGGCTCGGGGGCCGGATGCGGGGCGGGTGTGTAGGAAATGCAGGTTCTTCCTACATTCCCTATTCCGTTCTAGAGAGAGAGAACCTAGAGAGGAAATAGAGAATGTAGGTAGTTCCTGCACTTCCTACACGGCGGTCACTCCTCGGCGCCGGTCTCCGGCGTCACGTGAGCCGCGGCGAGGAGGAGGGCCAGGACATCGAGGACGTGGCCGATGGTCGCGACCGCCTCGGAGACCTGCGTGTCGGTCAGCCAGCCGAAGCCAGTCGCCAGAGCGCCGACGAGGCCGAGCACGAGGTAGAGAGCGCGTCGGCCCTCGGGAGTCAGGACGGCGGCGACCTTGCGGAGCACGGCGTAGACCTTCGTCATGGGGGAGTCCTTTCGGTGGAGGGTCCGGGTCAGTGCCCGGTGATCTTCTGGACGAGCGCGAGGAGGGCCCCGAGGGCGCCGATGCCGGAGGCGGTGACCGTCCAGAGTTGGGCGGGGGAGACCGTCTTCCGCTCCTCGACCGCCCGGAGCCGCGAGTGCGCGTCGTGCGGCATGTCGCGCTCCAGCCCGCGCACGCGGTTCTCGTGGTCGGTCAGCGTCTCGCCGTGGTTGTCGAGGCGCTGCGCCTGCTGCGAGGTCGCGAGGTCGAGTTTCGCTTCGAGGCGGATAGCCCAGGCGGGCATCCCCTCGTCGGTCGGCGTGCTCATCGGGTGGCCTTCAGGTGGAGGGTGCGGAGGAGGAACGGGCCGGGGCTCGTGGCCCACGGAGTGACGCCGAGGCGCTTGTAGGCAGCGCGGGTCGCGGTGGCGGTCGCCGTGCCGAAGTAGCGGTCCGAGGCCCGGGCGGCGGTCAGCCCGTAGCGGTTCGCCGTCTTCGCCCCGAGGTAGGCCCGGAGGGCGCGCTCGTAGGTGAGGACACTCGCGCCGGAACGCCCGACGCGGAGGCTCGGCGTGTAAACGCTCGGGAGCGGCTTCGGCTTCGGCTTCGGCTTCACGACCGGGCGCGGCTTCGGCTTCGGCTTCGGAGCGGGCTTCGCCGTGCTCGGCTTCGGAGCGGGCTTCGCCGTGCTCGGCTTCGGCGCCGGAGCGGTGTAGCCCTTCGGGGGCGCCGTGACGACCGTCCCGGGCTGGACGAGGTTCGGGTCCGGGATGTGGTTGTAGGCCACGAGCGCGGAGAGCGCGACGCCGAGAGCGACCGCGGCCTTCCCGAGCGTGCCGCCCTTCGGGATGGTGTAGGTCTTCGGCCCGGAGGCGTGGCGGGCGTCGTACTGCCGGAGGAGGACCGGGGCGTTCGTGCGGTTCCACGGGTCCGGGTCGTAGCCGACGAGGCCGGTCTCGCCGCGGCGGTACTGCTCCATCTGGTCCTCGGCCTCGGGAGCCAGGTCGGGGCACTCGGGGTCGATGAGGTGGACGTGATGGTTCCCGGTCCACCATCGCCCGAAGGTCACGAGGCCCGCCTTGCGACCGGCGTTGACGACCATGCGGTAGTCGGTCAGCGAGAGCCCGTCGGCCTCGATGTCGTAGACGCCGCCGCCGTCGTGCGTGCCCTTCGAGGCAGTGACCGAGCCCGAGTAGCAACCCTGAATCGGCTGGAGGTAGATGCTTCCCGTGAGCGCCGCCCACGCGGTCAACTTCGGGAGGGAGTGCTTGCAGACGCGCCGACCGCGCCAGAGCACGGTCTCGCATCGGGGTCGGGAGTAGCCGCCCATGAGGGCCTCCTAGGGGTAGACGAGGAGCACGCCGCCGAGCGCGAACTCGACGGCGTGCGAGGGGGATTGGGAGGCGCTACGCCTCGACCGGCACGGGCGGGATGCCCAGCGAGAGCCACGCGTTCGAGTACGCCTGCGCCGTGATGACGCCGCCCGCCACGATGTCGATGCGGGCGAAGGCGTTCGGCGAGGTGACGGTCGCGAACGGGTCGGGCGCGCTCGGGCGAGCGCCGACCGGGAGCGTTGCGATGGTGCCGGAGGTGCCGGACTTGATCATGCCGTGCATGAAGAGGAGCCCGTTCTCGACCTTGTATTCCGGGAGGTGGTAGCCGTTCCCGTAGGCGACCCATCCGTTCACGAGCGAGAGCGGCGTCCAGGCGGCGGACTCGCGCCCGTCGGCCCACGCGTAGGTCGTCACGGGCGGGTCGCCGCGTCGCACGACGAGCGGGAGCCACGTCGGCGGAACCTCGAAGGGCGTCGTGTAGGAGGTGATCTTGAACCGCGAGGAGTCCACGTTCGCCGTCGGGGCGCCGATAGGCACGTCGTACCAAAGCACCTGCCACGTGGCGAGCGGGACGACGCCGGAGACCGTCGCGGAGGTCTGCGAGGAGTGCCCATAGACCGGGATGACCGTGCCGTCGGGAGGCATGTCGATGTTGTAGTAGCCGCCCTGCACGAGCGGGCCTCGACCGGCGCCTAGCGAGATGAAGCGCTGCGACCACGAGACGCCGCTCTGCGTCGCGGTGCGGACGCCGCCGCCGACGAGGAGGGCGCGGAGGTTCGTCATGAGGAGGTCGCGGGCGCCGTTCACGGGCGAGCCGAGGATGACGAGGGACTTGTCGCGGAACTCGCACGCCACGCGGTCGCCCACGCCGAGCGCCTGCCCGAGGTTGATGGGCGACGCGGTGACGGCGATGTCCTCGCCGTCGAGGGTCACGGTGACGGGGTTCGTCGTCGTGACGGTGCCGTAGCGGGTGGCAGGCACTAGACCTCCTGAAGGTGAGCGGTGGCGGCGGCGAGCCCGTCCTCGGTCAGCGCGACCGAGCGCGCCGCGACGAGGCCCCGGAGCCCTACGCCCGCGGGCGAGTTCACGAAGACCACGAGGTCGTTCAGGTCGAGCGGGACGAGCCAGTGAGTGAGGGTGACGGTGTTCGCGGCCTGCGTGACCTCGGCGAGACGACGCCGCGCGAGCGCGTCGAGCGTCGCGAAGTCCACGGCCTCGACGGTCTCCGGCGCCCGGTCGATCCATCGCCCGCGGACGGGCTGCGAGTAGGGACTCATGAGGTCTTCGTTCGTCGCGACGGCGACGAGCGGAGGCGTGTCGCCGGACGTGCGACCGATGACCGTCACGCGGTTGGGGATGTCGAACGTGTCGCCCTCGACCTCGAACTCGGGCTCGTAGATGGACGCCTCGCCGTCCTCGAACGTCCAGCGCGCGACACGGGCGTCCGGGAGGTAGTGCGGGCTGGACGTGTAAACGCCGTAGCCATCGGTCGCGAGGGGCCAGAAATTGCAGGCTTCGAGGAGGTCGTTCACGATGCGGAGGCGCGTCGTCCCGGGCTCCCACACCATCGCGACCTGTAGTTGGGCCACGGAGTCCACGAGGGACACCATCGAGTCCGGGATGCCCGCGGCGGCGAGGATGAGGCGGACCTCCGCCGTCGGATACGCGCCCTTCGGGAGCGAGAACGTCTTCGGCGTCTTGTCGTCCACGAGCACCTTCAGCCCGTCGAAGAGTCCGACGGTCTGCTCCTGCGAGCCGTCCGTCCAGCGCTGCGCGGGCACGTCCGGGATGAAGACGCCGAGGGGCCACTCCGCCGTCGAGCCGTCCGGGAAGACCGCCTCGTAGACCGGCTGGAGGCGGACCGTCTTCCAGTCCGGCGCGGACAGGCCCGCCCACGTGAGCGAGCCTGTCCCGAGGATGTCGCGGGAGATGTCCCACTGGAGGGACAGAGACGCCGCCCCGTCCAGAGGACCGAGCGGCGTCCCGTCGAGGGCGAGCATCTCGACGCGCCAGGACTCCGCCCGGGGCCCCGTGAGCGGGTCGCCGACGCCGAGCGTCATGGGGATGGTGACTGTCACGGGGGCCCCTTTCAGAGCGTGGTGGAGGAGACGACGGGCTCGGCGTAGTCGATGGCGGACATCGACCACGAGACCGAGCGGACCGCGCCGACGCCGAGGCCGGAGATGCGGACCGGCGCCATCGAGACGAAGACGCGGTTCCCGTCCGGGTCGCGGAAGCACGCGGGCGAGTAGGACAGGGCGAAGCGCGCGATGTCCTGCCACGACGAGGACTCCGCGGCCCGCTCCTGCGCGCGGTCCGGGCGCCAGAGCGTCGCGGACACGGACACCTCCGTCGTGACCTGCTGCCCGTCGAACGGGACCGGGAGGTCGCGACCCGCCGCGCGGCGAAGCGCCCGCGAGCGGCCCTGCTGGAGGTCCACGCCGACGTTCGAGTTCACGCGCACGAAGTCCGCGAAGCCCGGGCCCGCGTTCACGAAGAGGTGCTTCGCGCCCGCCGTGAAGACATCGACCGGAGCGCCCTCGGCGAAGGCGCCCATCGCGGTCTCCACGATGGCCTTGTAGGAGTTCGTCGCGTTCAGCGCCGGGATGGAGTCCGTGACGGCGAACGTGCTCGGCTGCTTCTGCGTGCCCTCGAAGTAGGCGCCCAGGTCGTCGCTCCGCTCCATGAGGAAGCCGTCCACGCGGACCTGCATCGCGGCGGTCGGGAGGGACAGGACCGGACGGACGCCCGCGGCGGTCGCCGGGAGGACGTACGTCTGCGAGATGCGCTGCCACGTGCCATCGAGGGTGAACGGCGTGTAGGTGAAGCCGCTCACGGAGGCGCCCGCGGCGGTGTAGCCGATGAGACCGAAACTCACGGTCTGGCCCGCCGTGCCCTTCACGTAGAGCGAGCCCGTCCAGACCTCGTTAGGCCCGGACGCGATGGCGAGCGTCGGGTAGAACAGGCTCGACGCGGCGCCGCCAGAGAGGTACGCGAGGGCCGAGCCCTGCACGCCGCCCGTCGCCTCGCGGGCGACGACGAGACCGCCCGAGGAGGTCCAGCCCGAGACATCGGTCTCGAAGGACGGGTTCACCACGGCGTTCACGCGGTCCGGGAGCGGCGTCGGAACGATGTCGTCCGCGACGAGCGCCCAAGGCCCGCCGTCGATGGACCGCCAGACCTCCGCCGTGTCCACGCCGACCTGCGGCGCGACCGGGTAGGGGACCGTCACGTAGACAGACGTGCTCGCGGTCTCGACATCGAACTCGGCGGACACGACAGGAATCGGGAGCGCCGCGAAGTCCGTCGCGAAGACCTGCGTCTCCGCCGCGGACCACAGTCCCGTCGAGTCGCGGACCGAGACATCGACGGAGTACGAGCCGCCGTCGGCGAGACGAGTTGCGAAGTAGACCGTTGTCGTGTTGTCAGCCCCGGCGAGGGACTCGAGAATCGAGCCGTCGCCCGCGTAGAGGTTCGCCTTCCAAGCGGTCTGCGCCTGTCCCTCCGCGTCGCCGTAGGTCCACGAGACGCGGATGCGCGCCGAGTCCCAGGCCACGCCGTCCGCGGGCTCCGTGATGGTCGCCGTCGGGCGGGTGGACAGGGTGAGCGTGCCGGACGCGGACCACGCCGAGGCGGTCGCGTGCTGTCCCCACGTGCGGACCTGCCACTCGATGGTCTGCCCGTTCGTCCACGTGTTCGCTGCGAAGAGACGCGAGGACGCGGTGGACGTGATCTTGCCCGTCGTGGTCCACGTCGTCGTCGCGACCGGGCGCCACTGAATCTCGTAGGCGGACTGGTCGGTCGTGTCGAGCGGGTTGTGTGTCCACGTGAAGAGGGCGGACTCCGCGGCCTCCTGCGCGACGCCGGACGGGAGGAGTCCGGTCGGCGAGGAGGGCGGCGTCAGCGGCGTGACGCCCGCCGAGGTCGTGCCGTTCGCCGAGTAGAGCGTCGGGACACTCGACACGGCGCGGAGACGGTAGGTGTGCGTCTTCGTCGGGTCCGGCGCGACATGCGTGTAGGACGTGGTGCCGTAGGCGACGAGCGCGAGACGCGCGCCGTCCCAGACACCGTTAGCCGCGTGCCAGACCTCCCAGCCCCCGGTAGAGACCGGGGACAGGGTAGGCCGGGTCACGGCGATGTCGCCCGAGGTCGTCTTCTTGACCGACGGAGCCCCGGGCGTCGCCGGAGTCGTGGCGATGTTGGGGGCGTAGGCGTAGGCCGAGTAGCCGCCCGTGTTCTTCGCTCGGACGGCGTACGTGTAAACACGGTCCGCGCGTGTCTTCGTGTCCGTCCACGAGGTCGTCGTCCCGGTGACCGTCGCGACCGCGACGAGCGAGGTCGAGATGTTGTCCTTGCGGTAGACGATCTGCGAGTCATACGGCGCCGAGGAGGTCGCCTGTCGCGACCACGAGACCTTCTGCGAGGTGTCGGAGATGCGAGAGGTCGAGAGCGAGATGGGCGCCGCGGGAGCCGCGACCGCGAGTTTCGGAACGGTGAAGGTGGTCGAGACCGTGGCCTCGGTTCCCGGGTACGCGGCGTTCGACTTGATGCGGACCGAGGCGGGCTTCGCCTGCGATGAGGTCGTGAGCGTGACCGTCGTCGTGGTCGTGCCCATGAGTTTGTAGCCCATCGCGGACAGGCTCCAGTCCGTGGAGCCGGAGCCGTCCGTGACGCCCGAGCCCGTGATGTACCACGTGTTCCCGGAGGAGTATTCGCTGGACGAGTAGCGCGTCTGGAGATACGCCTTCGTCGTGAGCGTGACCTTCGTCGTGCTCGCCGTGAGCGTGCTCGGCGACATGGTGACCTCGACGCCCGCCCGGAGGCGGTTGTTCGAGGACCATGCGCCCCACGAGATAGCCATGCGTGAGACCTCCTAGGGGTCAGATACGGGCCCGGGCGTCGAGCCGAGCGAGGCGCGCGTTCTGCGCGAGGCCCCGCTCGACGGCGCTCGGGATGGAGTGGAGAGAACGGAGTTCGCTCGCGAGGGCCAGGAGCGCGGACGCGATGGCCTCCGAGTCGCCGGAGCCGCCGCCCTGACCGAGAGCGCCGAGGCGCTTCCCGGTCTCCTCCCAGATGGCGAGAGAGCGGTCGCGCTTCGCCGGGTGGAGCGGGATGTACGCCTCGCCCCCGGTCTCGGGCTCGGCCCAGAGGCGCATAGCCCCCGCGGGGGCGATCTGCGCGACGTGGTTCTCCGAGCCGTTCGCGAAGGCGGTCACGCCGCCGTTCGCGTAGGCGGCGATGCCGCCGTTTGCGTAGGCGTCGTCCGGGTTCTGGAGGTTCGTCGCGAGTTTCGCGGTGTTCTGGAGGCGCTGCTTGACCGTGATGGTGATCGTCTTCGACTGAATCGCCGCGATGGTCGCCTTCAGGAGCGCCGCTCGGCGCTGCGCGGTCTCCGATGCGAGGTCCACGTTCGTCTTGATGGACTTCGGAATCTGGAGGTACTTGTCGATGAGGCGCTGCGCCTCGGCCTTCGTGAGCCCCGCCTGACGCATCGACTCGTAGAGGGCCTTCCGCCCCGCTTCGATGACGCCGTTCGCCTTCACGTTGGAGCCCGTGGCCTTCTGGACCTCGGACGCCTCGCGGAGTTTCGCCTCGGCGTAGGAGCGCACGGAGTCGCGAGCGGCGAGCGCCTTGTCGGAGTTGCCCTTCAGGTTGCCGTTCGACTCGCGGACCGCCTTGTTCGCTTCCTTCAGGCGCTTGGTCGCGGCGTCGTGCGCGCCCTCCAGCGAGAGGGTCTGCGTGATAGCCGCGTCGGCGGCGGTCTTCCACGCTTCGAGAGCGGCCTTCTGCTCCTCGATGTAGTCCGTCGCCGTGTAAACCTTCGCGGCGTAGTCGCCCTGCGTCGTCGCGCCGCGTGCGACCACTTCGTTGTGCTGCTGCTGCGCGACCTTCGCGCCCTTCAGCGCCTCGCCGGAGTCGCCGACCTTGTTCTTCAGTTCGATCCACGCGTTGTTGACATCGGACATCGTGGAGGCTTCGGCCTGATTGGAGTTCACCTTCGCGAGTTGCGCGGCCATCGCGGCGTCGTGCGCGGGGCCGATCTTCGCGATTGCGTCGGCCTGCCCGAGGTAGGCGTCCACGATGTCGTTCGTGGAGAGGCCGAGCATCTTGCCCTGCTCGATAGCGCCCTCGTCCTGCGCCTTCTTCAGCGCGACGAGACGCACGTTCTCCGTGATGGCGCCGTTCGACTCGATGAGCGCGTCCGTGTAGTTCGTGGTCGCCGTCGCGATGTCCTGATTCCGCGAGGCGAACGCCGAGTAGACGGCGGTCGCCGCGCCGATGGCAATCGAGATGATGCCCATCGCGGCCTGAAGGCCACGAGCGCCCTTCGAGGCGGCCTCCATGCCCTCGCCCGCGACCTTCGCCGTCGAGCCCGTGTTCTGGAAGAACGTCGGGATGAACGAGAGCGCGCGGTAGGCCACGAACGCCGTGTAGGCCGAGCCCGCCGCAACCGCGACGACCTGAAGGATGGTCGGGTCAATCGCGTTGATGGCCGAGGCGATTCCGTTCAGCGCGTCGAGGACGACGCCGCCGAGCGGCGAGGCTGCGGCGGCGATGTTGCCGATAGCCATCACGAGGGACTCGACCGTCGAGATGACCGACGGGATGACGCCCGCCACGTAGTCCACGAAGGACTTGAAGCCGTCGCCCTGCGCGCCGTCGTTCAGGCGCCGGGTGAGGTCCACGACGTAGGCCGCGACCTCGCGGATGACCGGGCGGAACGTCTCGAAGGCGGTCAGCGCGGCGTCCACGAGGTTCGTCGCGCTCTGCCCGAGGTACGTCGTCATCTCGCCGAGGAGCGGCGTCAGGGCGCCAGTGTGGGACTTCAGCGTCGCGATGATCTGCGTGAGCGACCCGAAGAACGCCTCGGCGCCCGAGTGCGTGATGCCGTCGAGGACGCCCTTCGCGTCATCGAGGGCGGACTTGTAGCGGAGGCCGAGGGAGGTTCCCTCCTCCATCTCGCGCTTGATGCCCATGATGGCGAGCACGCCCGCCGCCCCCATCGCGCCGAAGCCCGCGCCGAGCCCGACCGCGGCGGCGCCGATGGGAGCGATGGCGGGGCCGAGAATGCCGATGGCGGCGACGAGAGGGTTGATGCCCTTCGCCGCCCCATCCTTGCCCGCCTTCTCGATGCGCTTGCTCGTCCGGTCGGCCTCTTCGCCGACGGCGCGGAGGCGGGCGACCGCCTCCTCCGCGTTCACGTCGATGTCGATGTCCGGCGACTTCTCATCGAGGGCCTCGGCGGCGATGCCCGCGCGCCGGAGTTCCTCGTGCCACTGCGAGGCGTCCAGGCGGAGGTATCCGACGAGGGTTCCTGCGGTCGCTTCACTCATGAGGGGCTCCTTCGGGAGAGGTGTCGGCCTCCTCCCGGAAGTGCCGAGCGAGGCGGGTGTCCGCCGCGAGGAGCCCCGCGACGAGAGACGAGAACTCGCGCCACGTCAGCGCGTCGAACTCGGAGGAGAGGCGGGCGCCGTACTCACTGCGCCAGTCGGCCTCGATGAGGGCCCACGCCTCTAGGAGTTGCTTCCAGCCGACTCGGCCTCCGCCGCCTTCGGCGCCGTGCGCCTCGTGCTTCGCCGGGAGGTCGTACCACTCGTAGAGGCCCGTGTCGGGGTCGTACTCGCCTCGTCCGTAGTCGTGGAGGGCGTCGAGTCCGTCAGGAGTGCCGCGACCCGCGCGGCCATCCGTTCCGGGTCGATGCCGCCCTCCCAGACGACCTCCGCGACGGCGCGGCCCTGCTGGTAGTCGGCGAGCGCGGTCAGCCCCGCGCGAGCGATAGCGCTCATCGGCACGTCGTCGGCGACCATCTCGTCCCACGCGGAGCCGAGGAGGGCCTTCCAGAGGTCCATGCCCGAGAGGCTCGCGAGTTCGGGAACGTCGTCGCCCTTCGCGAGGCCGAGGAGTTGGATACCGAGCCGCGCCGGGACGGGCGGCACCTCGTACGTCTTGCCGTCGATGGGGAGGCGGAGCGGGTCCGCGAACTCCCGAAAGTCCTTGAATGCCATGCGTTTACATCCTTCTCTCGCCGTGGGTAGCCGTGAGGGAGGCGGGAGCGTCCACGGCTAAGACGCTCCCGCCTCTAGAGGGGTCAGCCTCGGGTGTACGGGAAGGCGGTCGAGGCGCCCGTCGCGTTCGTGACGACGATGTTCGCGGCGCCCGCGGAGCCCGTCGGGACGACGGCGACGATGGTCGAGTCGCCGAGGACGGTCCACGAGGTCGCGTTCGTCGCGCCGAACTTGACGCCGGTCGTCGCGACCGTGCCGACGAAGCCCGAGCCCGTGATGGTCACGAGCGCGCCCGTGGCGGCGCCCGACGGCGAAGCCGCGGTGATGACCGGGGCGGAGGCCGGGGCGTACGGGTTCGCGATGTCGGCGAGAGCGCCGTCGCCCGTGAACGAGATGGTCCACTCGTTCAGGTCGGCGACGCCGGTCTTCGAGGGCGTCATCTCCACGATGGCGCGGCCCGACTTCGCCTCGGCGATGCCGTCCTTGCGGAAGTAGCGGACGTAGATGCGAGCCGAGTCGCCGAACTGCCCGACGCGAGCACGGAGCATCGCGAACGCGGGGTCTTCGACGGAGCCGGTCGCCTTGCGGTTGGCCTTGACGGTGACCTTCCACGACTGCATGACGACCTCGGCGCTGCTCCAGCCGTCGCTCTCGTAGTCGTCGGCGGCGGCGGTCTGCGGCGAGACGCTCGGGTTGAAGTCGTTGAGGCCGGTCAGCGTCAGCCACGTGACGGCATCGGCAGAGACCTGCACGCGGTAACCGCGGGCGAGGAGGGTAGGCATGGCGGATTCCTTTCGGAGAGAGGGAGGTAGGTCAGGCGCCCGGGATGCTCGTCGTCTGGACGGTCACCTCGTAGTTGTCGGCGCGCTGCGAGCGACCCGCGGCGTCGGCGCCGACCGGGACGGAGGAGATGCGAAGCACCTGCACGACAAAGACGCCGTGCCACGAGAGGGATTCGCGCCCGTGGAGCGCGCGGAACACGGCGTCGGCGACCTCGTTCGCGTCGAGCGAGTCGCCGGGAACGCCGCGGCACCACGTCTGCACGCGGTAGACCGCCTCGGGCTCCGAGGGATGGTCGGTCGAGCCGTAGAACGTCAGCCCCACGGCGCGGTCGGGGTCAGTCGGGACGGGGCCGAAGACGAGCGCGGTCTCGTCGGCGAGGTAGCCGCCCTCGGGGCGGTACGTCGCGGCGCCCGCGGAGTCCAGGGCCTCAGCCATCCCGAGGAGGACGGCGTTTACATCGCTCACGAGAGGACCGCCTCAGCCATCGCCCGGAGCGCCTTGTCCTTGTCCTCGCGGAGGGAGGCTTCGAGGTACTTCGCCTGCCCGCCGTGCGGATGCGCGAAGCCGAGGTTCTCGTGGATGTAGGCGGCGTAGACCGAATCGAAGACGACGCCGACCGTGGAGTCTCCGCCGCGCGAGCGGTCGATGCGCGCCGTGTCGCGGAGGTGGGACTGTTCCGGGTCCGTCGCGTCCTTCGGCGCCTCGGGCGCCCGGGCCTTCGAGCCTTCGAGGATGGGCACGGCGCCAGCGGCGGCGATGCGCTCGTGGTCGAGGTCCGGGAACTTCAGCCCGGAGGCGTCCATGCGGATGCTGCTAGACAAGGGTCACCTCCACGTGACGGACGGCGCCGAGGAGCGAACCGCCGTCGCGGACAAGGGCCTTCGCCACGCGCGCCCGGTCGCCGTCGGGAAGAGTGACGCGCGACTTCGGGACGAGGGCGGGAGCGAAGGCCAGGCGAGCGAGGATGCGGGACTTGCTCTCGGTCACCTCGGCGTTCGCCGTCCGCTCGACGGTCTCGCCGCGGTCGAGGAAGCATCGGACCTCGACGGGAGCCGCGTAGGTGTCGCCACGCGGCCCCGCGCCGAGGTACGTCTCCACGGTGACCTTGTGGGCCTTCAGGAGACGCATCACGCGCCCCCGACGGTCGGCGGGAGGAGGGAGATGGTGAACGCCGCCCCGCCCGCGCGAGCACGGCGGAGAGCGGCCTTGTCGGTCCGCGAGAGGTAGAGCCCGCCGACCGGGAGGCCCCCGGGCGCTTGGAACGTGACCTGCGCCGAGCCGAGGCCCTGTTGGCCCGTGCTCGACGGGTTCGAGAACGCCCGGACCGCGATAGCGAGGATGGTCGGCTTCGCGGCCTCCGGGAGCGGGTCGCCCGCGATGGGCTTCGCGAGCCCCTCGGCGAGGTCGAGGAGGAGCGTCATGCGAGGCTCGTCCACGTCCTCATCGAGGAGGAGGGCGAGTTCCTGCGGCGTGGCGATGGTGGGCACGTCGCCCTCCTCTCAGGGTCAGGCGCTCGGCTTCGCGGCGCGCTTGGGCTTCTCGGGCTCGTAGGGCTCGACCGAGAACTCGGCGAGTTCCTCGGCGCGGTACTGCCGACGGAGGGAGGCGATGACGCCCTCCTGCGAGTGGTCGGCGTCGTCCAGCACCTGCGAGACGGCGGGGGTGTCGGCGTTGCGCCGGGTCGTGACCTTCTGGAGGGCCATGTCGTGCGTCCTTTCGGAAGAGGGAGAGGGGGAGCCGACGAGGGCCCGGAGCGTCGCACGAGGCGTTTACACTCCGGGCCCTACGTCAGGAGGTCACGCTCAGAGCGTGACGTCGATGTCCTGCACGACGAGGGCCTCGCCGCGGACGACCTTGCCGCCGAAGAGGTGCAGGCCCTTGATGGCGTCCGAGAACGAGTCCTGCGGGCGGTACGCCTCCACCTTGCGGATCTGCTCCGCGAGGGTCGTCGCGATGGAGTGGCCCGCGATGAGGAAGCCGGAGACCTCCGGGGCGGTGCCAGCGGTGCCCTGCGGGACGCGGTTCGAGACGATGACGCGGAAGCCCAGGACGCGCCCGACCTCACCACGGAGGATCGGCTCCGAGGAGCCGTAGCGGCTCACGTCGATGAAGCGGTTGTCCTGAAGCAGGAGACCGTGGAACTCGGGCGAGATGACGAGGAAGCGGCCCTCGGTCGGCATCTTCGCGCGGTCGCACTTGACCT